AAGATTACGGTTATGAAGATAAGGTGGAGGTAGGGGTCTCTGCTCAGGACGTAGAAGCTATCATGCCTGAGATAATAGCTGAGGCTCCTATCGACCCTGAGTATATGACGGTACACTATGAGAAACTAGCACCGTTACTTATAGAGGCGATTAAGGATCTTAAGAAACAATTAGACACACATGTACAGGGATGCAGTTGCAATGGCTATCCAGTCTAGTGGTACCATATCAATGGATGACATCAGGACAGAGTTTGGTGACACTGGTTCCATAGCCTTGAGTGAATGCTATCGTGGTGGTAGTATCGTTCCCTCTAGTCTGTCGGATACAGCGACTGCAGGTTCTACCTCAGCTTCCAGTAATAACTCAGGTCGTGGTGGTGTAGACCAAGGCTTTGCTTTTAACAGTGGTAACCTATTTAAGTATTCACTATGGTCAGACAACGGAGCAGCTAATGTACAGTCATGGTCTTTTACGGTTAACAAAACTGGTACTTATCACTATTACTTTGGTTATTATTACGGTGGATCAGGCAATCCCAATACAGCTACAATCGTTATAGCTAAGAACGGTGTCAACACACTCAACCAAGGCTTAGTATCAAACGACAGCACCAACTCATATAATGGAAGTTGTGTAGCTAATGCAGGTGATACCATTACAGGTTCTTTTACAGGCTCATCTAATGGATGGTCTAGTAACACATTTCAATTTGGTGGTAACAGCAGTAGTACGAGAACAGTGACTGTTTCGTCTAATGCCAGTGTACCGACCTCAGGTACCATAGACCTTAACGACTTCTATTCAGCGACTAACTCAATTTAATTTTTAAGGTAGGTTCACATGAGTGAAGACGAACAAAAGATCTTAGATAAAAGATATGAGGACTTTATGTCAGCTCTAAAGAAGAAAGACAGTGTTCTTTACTATGAGCTTAAGAGCAAAGAAATACCAATTAAAGAAAGCAATTAAATATGGGCAATAACTTTCCAATTAGAGACTTAGGATCTGTTGGAGTTATATCTGATAAAAGCTCATACAACATACCAGTTAATGCATTCAGCGAAGCCTTGAATGTTCGATTTGACGAGGGAAAAGTCCGTAGGTCACCAATCTTCAGAAGCGTAAAAGGATCACTGGGATTCTCCCCTCGTTTCACTTATGGTGTCGTGCCTTCCACAGGCTATGACAGTGTACTAATGTTTTCCGATGCCTATGTTATCAAGGAGTATAACTCAGGTACCGTATCAGACAGAAGTGGTTCAATCAGTGGCAGTTCAGATCCACGACCATATACAGGAACTACTCTGTCTTCCGTAACTTATATCAACAGGCAAGACCGAGTGCCTATCTTCAGAACCTCTGCAGGTACGAACTTTGCAGACTTAACCAACTGGCCTACGTCATACCGATGTGCATCCCTTAGGTCATACAATGACTTTTTACTGGCACTAAACACAACCGAGGGATCAAGTAACTTCCCTACTCGTGTTAGGTGGTCGAACATTGCCACAGCCGATGCCGTGCCTGATAGTTGGGATGAAACCGACACAACTAAGTCTGCAGGTTTTAATGACTTAGGTGAAATGCAGACAGGTATTATCGATGGTATGCCCTTAGGCTCTAACTTTATTGTATACTCAAGTGACCAAGTTTGGTTGATGGAGTTTGTAGGTGGTACGTTTATATTTAACTTTAGAAAGTTATTTACAGATGCAGGTCTTATCAATCAGAACTGTGTTGTCGAGGTTGACGGTAAACACTATGCCTTTGGTGCCTTTGACATCTATGTACACGATGGTACATCCAAGCAGTCTATATGCGATGAGAAGGTAAGGAACTTTATCTACAACGGCTTAAACAACACAGCTAAGGAAACCTTCTTTGTACAGCATAACCCAACGCTTAATGAGATATACTTCTGCTACCTATCAGGTGACAGCTTAGTCAGCTTTCCAAATGCAAACAGGTGTAACAGAGCTGCTGTATATAACTACAGAAACGACACATGGTCATTCATGGATTTACCTAACGTGTCTTCAGGAACCGTGGCTAACGTAAACTCTATTGTTACCTATGCAACAGCCACTGGTTTAACATATGCCTTAACAGGTGGTACCTACTACGCTCAGGAAGATTCATTTGACCGACACACACTTATGGTAGGTGAATCTAAGTCAACTGACGGCATAACCTCAGACAAGCTGTATGCACTGGATTTATCCGATGTAGGACGTATTGCCTTTCAGTTAGACACTGAGGCCATTAAACCTGCCAGTGTCGAAAGAGTTGGTATTGACTTAGATGAGACTAAGGTACCGTTAAGTGGCTACAAGGTTGTCAATGCAATATACCCTCAGGCGACAACTACAAACTCTGACAAGGATATAACCTTTACCTTTGGTGCCTCAGACATCCCTAACTCTGAGCCTACCTATGGCAACTCTACAGTATTTAACACAGGCACTGACTATAAAATTGATAGTCGTTCTGCAGGTAGATACCTGAGTTACAAGATACTTGTCTCGGATAATAAAGACTTTGAGGTCTCAGGTTTTGACATCGACATATCAGCTACTGGTTCAAGATAATGGCAGTAGATAGTAAAACGAATGTCGTAGTTAACGGCTACACAAGGTCTCAATACCCTGTGTTTGAAGAGGGTATGAGGAGATACCTACAAGAGGAATTACAAAGGATAGAAAATGCAATTAGGCAGTTACAGGTGGCATCAATAGTTGTTGCTGATGTAGAGCCTGAGAACCCAATCAAAGGCATGGTTAGATACGCTGTATCACCGTGGAACCCACTATCAAATAACTTTAGTGGCTTAGTTGTTTATAACGGTAATGCTTGGGCATCCGTTTAATTATGGAAGGAATATAATATGTGGGGTCAAATAGCAGGTGCCGTTATTGGTGGCATGATGAACAAGAGTGCAGCTAAGAAAAACGCTGCAGCTCAGGATAGAGCAACTGAAGCTCAAATGGCAGGGTTTAACCTAGCTAAACCATATGTAGAGGCAGGTTATAAAGGTGGTCAAGAAGGCCTTAACTACTCCCTAGACAAGGGTGCCTATTCAGGTGACACCTATGCCAACATGAATGACATGTCCACGGCAGGTTATAACTTTATGAATAACTTTGGCATGGGTCAGCAGGGTAACGCTCAGAACTTCATGAACAACGGTGCAGCCTTTGGTAACAACTTAACTAACCTATACAATCAAGCAGGTCAGGATGCGATTGGTGATGCAAATGCTTATGCGATTAATAACTCAGATCCTCTCGTTACTGCGAGGATGCGAGACAGCACTAGGCAGCTTAACGAACAAACTCTCCCAAATATTAACATTGGTGCAGCAGGTACTGGCAACACTAACTCCAGTAGAACAGGAGTTGCTGAAGCTATTGCTCGTAGGTCTTATGATGATCGTATGGCTGATGTAACGGCAGATACACAGAACACACTTGCCAATAGATACCTTACACAAAATCAAAACCAGTTTACAAATCAGATGAATGCAAACACTGGCTTAGGTAACTTATATAACACTGGCTTTGGTATGGGTAATCAAATTGGTGGTATGATGACAGGTGCAGGTAATGCCTTCCAAAGAGATGCACAAAACCAAATGAACACAGACAAGGCACAGTTTGAAAACGATAGAGACTTTCAACTAGACCAGTACAACAAATACATGTCAGGCATTTTAGGTCAGGCACCTAGAACAACTGGACAGGTTACACCTAACTTATACAACCCTAATATGTCAGGACTTATGGGTGCCGTACAGGGATTTGGTATGGGTGGTAAGATTGCTAATGCCTTTGGTGGTGGCTCAGGTGGAGGTACTAATTATGGTGCCAGTGGTAATCCATTGAGCTATTACAGCACAGGTGGCACAGGTGGTTCTACTAGTAACTATAACATGTTTACCTAATGATAGATCCATACGGTTATGGCTATCTGTCTCAATACAGTAATGCTGTAACTCCACCTTTATTAGACTTGTTTAGGCAGAATGAAACAGGTCATTTATCAATAACAGACAGGTCTGATCCTATTAAGTCTAGGTCTTCAAAAGATGCTTTTGGTTCTTATCAGTTGCGAGGCAAACACCTTCATAATTTAGGTTACAAATTACCTCCTTACACTGTTAAAGATGCTTTAGACCCTATTAAATCTAGAGACATTGCAGGTAAGTTTATAAAGGGTTATTCGGATCACTACGGATTTAAAAACGTAGCTGACACATTGATCGGTTATAACATGGGTGCCAAGGCTACCAGTGACTGGATAAAGAATGGCAGAAGGTTAGAAGATCTACCTGATGAAACTAAGGCTTATTTAAAACGAGCCATGGATTACATGAAAAATAATCCTAAACAGTACAGCCTAGAAAAGATTAACCAACAAATTGCAGAAGTCAGTAATGACAACCAAGAAGGAACTACAGATATGAATATGTTCACCCCTAATTACTACAGGCAACTTCAGGCACAAAACTTTATAGAAGGTAATCGAAGAGGTGGTGGGGATCCATATAGTGAAGGCTTTGAAAATTATGGTATACAAACAAACTCGCCTATACTAGCTAATAACTCACATATTGTTGGTAACCCAAGTAACAATA